CGTTCAAGGGCGGGTTTATGAAGATTTACGCATCGTTCTTAATTCCGTTTTCAAATATGCTCTTGCAAACAGTCTTATTACCAATAATCCCATGCTTCTTATCCCCTTTAAGAAAGCCGAACGCAACAATAGGCGTGCCTTAACGAATGAGGAACTTAAAAAGATGATACTACGTTTGAGCCTGCCACAATTCAAGGCGTATAGGCAAACCTTCCTTATTCTTCTTTTCTTTGGGCTTCGTCCCTGTGAGTTGGAAGACGCACGTTTCGAAGGCGATTTCCTTATTGCCAAAAATGCTAAACGAAAAGGCGGCAAAATCGAATACAAGAAAATTCCTATTTGTAACCAAGCAAAAGAATTACTTGCTGCGCGAGATAACATCAACGCGGTGGTTGATTCTCTTGCCGAGCCATATAGGACTGTCCTGTACTTGCGTTTCATTGAGGGGCATACCGTTGAGAAAACGGCAGAAATAATGTTTTACTCCTATCGTTGGTTAATGAGATTGCAAGCTACGGCAATTCAAGAGTTCAGAAAGGCGGTGAACAAATGACCGAGAAACAGGAACGATTTATTGACGAATACATCATAGACTTCAACGCTACACGGGCGGCTATTGCTGCGGGGTATTCCTCAAAACGTGCGAATTCGCAGGGGGTTCACCTGCTCTCTATTCCTGAGATTCAGGCAGAAGTAAGGCGGCGCAAGGCGGAAATCTCTGCGGGACTACGAATTTCCGCCGAACGAGTACTGTGGGAAATGGCGGCACTTGGATTTTCCAACATTTTTGATTATGTTGAAGTCATAGACGGGGAACTTCGCCTAAAAGAACTTCCACCCGAAAAGCAAGGTGCCGTTTCCAGTATCAAGATTACAAAGAACGGCACGGAAGTCAAGCTACACGATAAATTGAAAGCGTTGGAATTCCTCGCCAAATATACAGGGCTAACAGACCATAAAGCAAATACAGAGACGCAAAATAATCTTTTTGAAATGATTGACGCTTGTGGTAAAAGCGCAAATTTTGATGATATTCCAGAACTCAATGGAGATTGGCAACCATAAACAAGCCTACGGTCTCCCACATCAAGTTTTCTTTCTTTTGGAGTATAAACCTACTCTGTAAAAACGGAACTGATATAGGACGCCGTAGGTACTCCAAATTCAGGGGCTCGCGAATCTTACTATTTGCGATAATATAGATAAAAAGGCAAAACAGGAGGCAAATGTTATGCCAGCATATAAGGACAAGGACCGCGGAACGTGGTATTGCTGTTTCTACTATACCGATTGGCAAGGGGAACAGCAGCGTAAAACAAAGAGAGGTTTTACTAAACAGAAAGACGCCAAAGAATGGGAACGCGCTTTTCTTGACAAATTGCAGGAAAATCCGCAAATGACAATGGCAAGCCTAATTTCTCTGTATAATACAGATATGGCAAGCCGACTCAGGGTGTCAACCATGAACAACAAGGAGCACCTAATAAGGACAAAGATTTTGCCTTATTTCGGCAAAATGAAAATCAGCGACATTAAAGCAACAACGGTTCGACAATGGCAAAATCAGCTCATGGGTGACGAGTACGCCGAAACATACCTAAAAGCAATCAATAATCAGCTTTGCGCGATTTTTAACTACGCCGTTAAGTATTATGGTCTAAAAGAAAATCCTTGTCATAAGGCGGGAAGCATAGGACGCAAGAACGCAAAGGAAATGCAGTTTTGGACAAAAGACGAATACATTAGATTTGCCGCAGCAATCGAGGACAAACCACAAATGCACTCAGCGTTTCAAGTCCTTTACTGGTGCGGCATACGGGAAGGCGAACTCTTAGCCTTGACCAAAGATGATATTGACTTTGAGGGAAACACCATAACTATCAATAAATCCTATCAGCGAATTGGCAAGAAAGATATTATTACGGAGCCCAAAACTCCGAAAAGCAATCGGATTATCGCTTTGCCGAATTTTCTTTGCGAAGAACTTAAAGAGTATATCTCACACATCTATGATAATGGGCGCATTTTCCCATTAACCAAGCATGCCCTATACAGGGAAATGATTCGAGGTAGCAGCCAGAGCGGAGTTAAAAAGATTAGAGTGCATGACCTCAGACATAGCCACGCCTCATTACTTATCGAACTCGGCTTTTCGCCACTCTTGATAGCCGAACGACTCGGCCATGAGAACATAGAAACGACCCTCAATACCTACTCCCATCTATACCCGCACAAGCAAGGAGAACTTGCTCAAACGCTGGACTCCCTGCTAAAAACCTGATTTCAGCGTCATAACAGCATCGCGGCTATCATTAAAAGAGCCCGAAAGCCTTGCAAACAAAGACTTTCGGGCTTTCTTCCATTTATTCCCACTCGCTCCCTGAAACCGTGACCTAAACGATTTTGTATATGTGGTTTAGCTTCGATTATCGGGATTGCTTAGATTATCCAAGAATTACGGTGTATCATAATTCCTGTTGTCATTGTGTTGTCACGAAGATAGGTTGGTGCGGGATCAAGCTATATAGATATTATAGCGCTGTGCTCTTTGAATTGCAATACCACTTTTCAAAATTTACACGCAACATTTTCAAAAAGCGTGCAAAACATATTGATTTTTGAGGGCCTGGGCATTATAATATAAACACGCATAATGCAAATATTGCGTGCAGAAAGTTGGTGACAGGTTGAGTAAGTACGATATCGTTAACGAAGTTTTTGATGCCATCGGAGAAATTACAAGGAAATCAGATTTTATTTCTGCCGGACTCAAAGACCAAGATGTATATGCGCTTTGTAAGCAGGGCTATCTCGAGCGTGTGAAAAAAGGGTATTACAAGCTGGCTGTCGGGGACGAGCCCAAAGAGGAGCTTATCCTTTCGAAACTGATGACGTACGGGGTCATCTGCGTTGAATCAGCTCTATTCTACTACGGCTATAGCGACTTTGCGCCCAGAGAATGGTCGATTGCCGTTCCACGCTCTTATTCCAGAACGGTGAAGGCGATTCAGACGGAAGTACCGGTGAAAGCGTATTATGTGCAGAATCCGATGTATCACCTGGGGGAAACAACTGGCACCTTCAACGGTGTAAAACTTCCGGTCTATGACCGTGAGCGTACCATCTGCGACTGTTTCAAGTACCGCACGAAGCTGGATAACGAGATATTCAACAAAGCCGTCAATGCTTATGTGGCGGATGAAAAGAAAAACCTTGCCAACCTTTCCAAATACGCAAAGGAAATGGGCGTTTATAAGAAAATGATGAGTGTGATGGAGGTGCTGCTGAATGGTTGACGTGGCTGCATCCGTGCTTGCACGGCTCAAAAACAAAGCCGCAAAAAGCGGCAGAAGCTATCAGCTCTGCTTGCAGCTTTTCTGCCAGGAAGAGTTCCTGCGCCGACTGGAAAAGTCAAAATATGCGGAAAACCTGGTTCTCAAAGGCGGACTGTTCCTCTATTCCCTCACAGATTTCGATAGCCGTGTTACCGCTGATGTGGATTTTCTGCTCAGAAAGATGCCCAATACACCGGAACAGCTTCAAGCGATATTGGAGGAGATCATTGCAACCGAAACAGGCAACGATTTTATCACATTTGAAATCAAAAATGTGTCTCCCATTGCTGTGGCAAAGAAGTACGCCGGTATTGGTGCTTCCCTCGTAGCAAGGATAAAGAACACAAAAACTCCTTTTGGCATTGATTTCGGTGTGGGGGATATCATCGTGCCGAGACAGGAAAAGCGGAAGATACCAACGCAGCTTGACGGTTTTGAGGCGCCGACGGTCAATACCTATTCGCTGGAAACGACCGTTGCCGAGAAGCTGGATGCAATTCTCAGCCTGATGGAATTCTCCAGCCGGATGAAGGATTATTACGATCTCTATTATCTTGCAAACAAGTTTGATTTCAACGGCGAAACGCTGACGGAAGCGCTGAAAAAGACCTTTGAAAACCGTGGACACAAGTTCACGGTGGAGCAGTTTGAGCAGGTTATGGCATTTGGAAGCGACGATGCGATGCGGAAGAAGTGGAAAGCCTTCTGCCGGAAGATCGATACAAAGACCGATGATTTCAGCACTGTCCTAAGAACAATAGGTGATTTTTTAGCAACGCCATATGAAGCTGCAATAGAAAACGCTGGTTTTCATTTAAAGTGGTTGGTAAGAAAGCAAATCTGGGAGTAGAATTTCTACGATAATCCATATTGGAGGATGCAATATTATGGCAAAAGTGTCATACAAAACCGAGGATCAAGTCCGGGACGGCGCAAAGATCATCTTGGGCTTTGATAAAACAGAAGAGAAAGTTCAGCAAGGCACTGGGCAAATCACAACATTTAATCAGCTCGGATTTAAGGGCGTTATCGACAAGCCAGATGGTTGGTATCTCCCTGATGACTTAAACGCTCCTGCAATTATCTTGGAGACCAAATCGGAGGCAGAAGATATATCCCTGCAAAAATGGGTAGACGAGCTTGAAAAGAACTGCAATATTGTTCTCACAAAATACACGCAGGTAGTTGGTATCCTGTACAATGGCACCGATGTTCGGGTTTTTCTGAATAACAGCGAGTTATCCGATGCTGCATCTACATTACAGGATAAGACGTATTACCTGTCCTTATTCACGAAAAATGCAATCGACAAACAGCGTATTTACAATTTGACAAAGAAAATCAATGACTGTCTGCACATTGACTTCGGTATCAAGAATTTGTACCATCGAATGATTTTTACCGCCTGTGCCCTTGTTGGCAAGAGATATGGCGCTATCCTTGTAGAGGGAATGGACTTTACCCTGATGAAGAACTCCATTCTCAGCACTTTGTCAAAGTCATTAGAGGATGACCGAAAGCAGAATCTCAAGCTCGATATTTTGATCGAAGTATATGCTGAAATCAAAATGAACAATACGACAAACCAAGAGGCCATCAATAACTTTATTGAGTGGGTTTCTGAAATATCTGATTGTGTCAATTCCGATTATTGGAACAGAGAAGACGTGATGGGTATTTTCTTTAACGAATTCAACCGATACAAGAAGAAGTCAGAAAGTGGACAGGTTTTTACGCCAGATCATATTACATCATTTATGTATCGGCTCATAAACGTAAATCAGAATGATCGAATTCTCGATGCGGCGTGCGGGTCGGGGGCATTTCTCGTCAAATCTATGTGCAATATGATCAAAGAGTCCGGCGGAGTGAACACAAGGAAGGCGTCCGATATCAAGAAGGCCCAGCTGTTTGGCATCGAATTTGATCGAGAAATATTTGCACTTGCCTGTGCCAATATGCTGATCCATAAGGATGGCAAGACAAATCTGGAACAGCTTGACAGCCGGACGCAGGAAGCGTGTGATTGGATAAGGTCAAAGCAGATAACGAAAGTTCTTATGAACCCTCCGTTTGAATCGAAATATGGGTGCCTTACTATTGTAGGAAATGTTCTGAAAAATGTTCCAGAACATACAAAGTGTGCCTTTATTCTTCCGGACAAAAAACTCGAAAAGGACAGGAAAGGCCCTAAACTGCTGAAACACAGTACCCTTGAAAAGATTATTAAACTGCCCGAAAAGGTGTTTTCCGAGGGGGTCACAACTTCAATATTCATTTTTGAAGCTGGAGTTCCCCAAAACGGGAAAGAAGTTTTCGCCTGCTACATAGAGAATGACGGCCTTGAAACGGTAAAAAATCAGGGGCGGCAAGATATTAAAGACCGCTGGCAGGCGATCGAGGGTGAATGGATTGAGATTATTAGAAAACAAACCGGAAGTGACACCATTCAATGGATCGAGCCATCTGAACATTTGAGTTACCAAATGCCCGAAAAGGCGTTTGAAATCAGCGATGAGGACTTCACAAAAACGATGATGGATTATCTGATGTTCAAAGAGGGCATTGATGTTAAGGAATTTGGCGAAAAACTGCTGACCAAGGTGCTGTATAGCAGTTCTGTGGAATCGAAAGATGATTATGTTTCAATTATGCTGAAGAGATGAGCAAAGCAGGCGGAAGGAGCAGCCCGCAAACAGGCAAATGGGAATCGAAAGAGTTTAGGGGCATCTCAAGGGCGCAAAAACCATAGCGCGGTAACCCCCGCGCCTGAAAAAGGTATGGAACAGGCAGATCAG